GAGATGGCGGCGGCGGTGGAGGTAATGCTTTAACTGGTGGTTCTGGTGGTGGTGGTGGTTCTTCAAATTCAGCAGGAACTATAGGACAAGGATCTGCTGGCGGTACTGGTGCAAATGGCGGAAGTCGTGGAGGCGGCGGCGGTGGAGGAGCAGGTCAAATTGGTGGTGCAGGTACTACATCGGCAGGTGGTAATGGCGGTCAAGGTGTTATCTCTACAATTAGCGGCTCAAGTATATATGTTGCAGGTGGTGCAGGTGGTGGTTCAGGAGGTTCAAATACTAACAACGGAGCAAGTACTTCTGGCGGCGGTGGTAGAGGGGGTCACATTTCTCTTGCGCCAACAACAGGAACCGTATATAAAGGCGGCGGAGGCGGCGGCGGTGGAAATTCTACAAGTTCATCAAATTATACAGGTGTAGCAGGTGGTGGCGGAGTTGTTTATTTAATGATTCCAACTTCAGACTATACTGGAACGACAAGCGGAAGCCCAACGGTAAGCACAAGCGGAAGCAATACGAGATTAAAATTTACTGGTTCAGGTTCTTATACAGCATAAATATATGGCACATTTTGCAAAATTAGATTTAAATAATACAGTCACAAATGTTTTAGTGGTAAACAATAATGTTCTTTTAAAAGTCGATGGAACAGAAAGTGAGTTAAAAGGAAAGCAATTTTTAAATAGCTTATTCGGTTCAGCAACTTGGGTACAAACTTCGTACAATGCAAACTTTAGAAAACAATATGCAGGAATTGGATATACTTACGATTCTTTAAAAGATAAGTTTATTACTCCTCAACCTTTTAATTCTTGGACATTAGATGTTAATGATGATTGGCAACCACCAACACCAATGCCAACAGATGACAACCTTTATTCTTGGAATGAAGAAACATTAAGTTGGGATTTAGTAGAATAAAATGGAAGAATTAAAGGTAGGGTTTACAACGTTTTTAGCATTGGCTTTAAATTTAAGTCAAGCAAATCCTGTCTTACAAACTGTCAGTTTATTATTAGCGATAGTATATACCGGTTTGTCAATTTATAAAAAAATTAAGAAATGAATTTACCAAAGAATGGGGTAGCAAAAGAGATCCGTTCATATAGCGGAGCATTATTGATATTTCTTTTTATTGTCGCTTTAGTAGTAGTGTTTATTCAATACCCTGTATTAGATTCTAATAAAGAAGTTGTAATGATGTTGGTGGGTACGCTTTCTGCTTCTTTAGCAATGGTTATAAGTACAATAACAGGAAGTAAACCGGATGACATAAACGCTCTTAAAAGCAAATTAGATAGTAAAGAACAAACTATTGAATCTCTTACCAAAAGCAAAGACGAATACGAAGCAATGATTATTAAACTACAAAAGGATATGCTAAAAAACCAAGACGATATGTTTGATAAATTTATTCTTAAACAAGCAATGGACTTTGACGATAAAAATAAAAAATAAACTATGCAAACATTCATAATATTAATGAGCTTGATTTTTACTGCTGGAATAGTAGTTTTAATTTTAATGTATTTCGGTTATATCAAAGACAACGATAAAGATGGAATACCTGACAAGGTAGAAGATAAAGTAAAAGAAGTAAAAAAGAAAATCTTTAAAAATAAAAAATGAAAGAACCTAAAACTTGCCAATGTGGAAACACAACAAATCCTAATGGATATTGTGATGGTACTCATTTAAAATAAAATATGTTACATTTTGAATCACACGAATTTGATTGCCCGAACCTGCCTAATAGTGGGATTAATATGGATGATGCTTTTTTACAGATGCTCGACGATGCACGTTCAATTGCAGGAATCTCGTTTAATATTACGAGTGGGTACAGGACAAAAGAAAGAAATAAATTGGTCGGGGGTGTTGCAAACTCAAGCCACCTTGTCGGAAAAGCCGCAGATATTGCCGTGGGAAGTGGTGCAGAAAGATACATTATTCTTAATGCCCTTATCCAAGCAGGATTCCGTCGGATTGGAGTTGCAAAAACTTTTATTCATTGCGACAACGATGAAAGCAAACCCAACTCAGTCTGGACATACTAACACCGTAGGAAGTACACTATGGATAAGAAAAAGTTTAAAGATACACAAGTAGGTAAATTCCTTTTAAATAAGATACCTGATGTAGTTGGTGCTATTGCAGGAAATACCCCAGTAGGAAGCGTTATACAGGCTATTATAGGCGGTTCTGATATGTCCGATAGTGACAAACAAATAGCTTTAAAAAAACTTGACATAGAACGTGCTGAAATAGATGGTACGACTAGACGCTGGGTGGCGGACGCAAGAAGCGGATCGTGGCTGTCAAGCAATGTAAGACCCTTAACATTAGTATTTTTAACAGTTAGTTATGTAATCGGCTGGTATATGGGTTATCCTTTAGACTCAATTACTGGGTTGCTTAGTATTGTCATTGGTGGTTATTTTGGTAGTCGTGGAGTTGAAAAAGTATTTGGAAATTCAAAACATCAATAATGGCGAAGCAATTAGTTATTAACTATAAAAAAGTTAAGGTAAAGCGTAAAGGAATACACAGTAAGAATAAGCATTCTGCTTTAAAAACTTCAAAGAATTACTGTAAAAAATATCGGGGACAGGGAAAGTAGTGTTTATAACTTGTACTATAAAAGTATTTAAACATAAAAAAAAACTAGGTAACTTTGGTGGGTTAGTGGTTAACTAACTTAATTATTTTATAAATAAATTTTACAAATTTTAATTTAATTAATATATAAATATGTCAGAAGATTTAACAATTAGAAATTTAGCAGAAAAAATAGCAAAAGATTTTGCTTTAAGTATTAAAGAAAGAACCGATATGATACTTGAATTAGATGCTATACAGTACACTAATCTAGGTATAGATTCAAAGAAATTTGAATTAAATAAAGTTAAATCAGACAGTAAACACCTTTACAAACAAATAAAGGGTTTTAACGAACACGATGGTAAATTACTTTTAAATCATTTAGATGCCTAAAACTAAAAAACCGTCAAGGAGTAAATTGGTAAAAAAACTTGATACGGTGTTTAGTAAATGGACAAGATTAAGCAATGCGGATAACAATGGAAATTGTACTTGTGTTACTTGCGATAAGGTATTCTTTTGGAAAGAAATCCAAGCGGGCCACTTTATGAGCAGAAAACATTATAGTATTCGCTGGTCAGAAGATAATGTAAAGCCTCAGTGCGCAGCTTGTAATGTTTTTAGGTATGGAGAACAATATAAATATTCACTTTTTTTAGGTAAAGTAGCTGCAGAAAGTTTATATTTGCAAAGTAAGAAATTAGTAAAATATACAAATTACGAACTGCAAGATTTAATTGACTTGTATAGTAGTAAGTTAAAAGCATTAGAATAAAAATATTGTGTTTAATATTGTTCTTTGTTTGAAGAGGGGGTTAGGTGTAAAAGCTTAACCCTTTTTTTTTGTTAAAAAAATTTTGTTTATATTTGCTTTATGCAATATTTTAAACACGCAGAATTGTACGGGAGAGTCCAAGAACTGCAATACGGTTTTGAACAACTCCGTAAAGAAAACGAACAATTAAAGAATCAATTAATTTTAAAAACAAAGGCTAATGAGTAAGAAAGAAACGAGTATTAATGAAAAGCTATTTAATTTACAACAAGAGATAGGTACAATTAGTAAAGATGCTAGTAACCCATTTTATAAGTCAAAGTATTTTGACATTAACTCACTTATTAAACAGCTCCAACCACTACTTAAAAAGCACAGGCTTTTACTTTTACAACCTATTGAAGAAGATATGGTAGTAAGTAAGCTGCTATGTATTGATGGCGGTGGAGGCGTTGTAAGTGGCTTAAAATTACCTGTAATAACAGATCCACAAAAAATCTTAGCTTGTATTACTTATTTTAGACGTGGTACTTTAACATCTTTATTAGGGCTACAGGCAGAGGATGACGATGGCAATGCGGCTAGTGGTAAAATAACACAGAAAGTTGAAAACCCTTGGTTAAATAAAGACACTTTACAATTTACTAAAGCTATTAACCATTTAAAACAAGGCGGAAACATTAAAGATGTTGAGGCAAAGTATAAATTAAGTAACGCAGTTAGAGATGAGTTATCTAAACTGTAAAATTAAAAAAACATATTACACAACTAAATTTAATAATAAATTAATCAAAATAACTATTTATGGAAATTACAGGAAATATCAAATTGATAAACGAAACGGAAACGGGAACCTCGAAAGCGGGAAAGGAATGGGCGAAACGTCAAATAGTAGTAACGACTAGCGAAACGTATCCACAACATATAGCGATCGATTTTATGGGAGATAAAATAACTCAAATAAATAATTTTGAAGTTAATAACCCGGTAGTAGTATCTATTAATATTAGAGGTAACGAGTACAACGGAAAATACTACAATAGTATAAACGGATGGAAAATTGCTAATTATATTGGTAATATAAATAATGCAGACCAGCAACCAGCACGTGAACAAGTAACAGAGGATTCACCATTTTAATTTAACTGGGGCTTAATCGCCCCTTTTTTTTTGTACATTTATTAAATGAAACAACTTAAAGAAAACGAACCTTTCCCTGCAGATTTTTGGAATTATAATGTAAACCAAATTACAGGGTATTATATAAAATCAAACAGGAACGAACAAAACAAAGAAACCGTTAAAAAATACGCTAAACCACCACAAGGATTATGATAGCACAAGCAAAGAACATAAAAAGCAAAATATTAGACATTAAGTATGGACGCATTAAACAAGGCTTAAAAATTGGTATACCAGAGATCGATGAACACTTGCGTTATAAACAAGGAAATTTTAATTTAGTCATTGGCCACGCGAATTCTGGTAAGACAACGATTATGATATACTTATTTGTTTTGTGGGCCATTAAACATAATTTAAGATATTTAATATGGTCAAGCGAAAACACGCCTCAGTCAATAGTTAGAAAGATTATTGAATTTAAAATGGGTTTACCTATTACCGAAGCATCAGATGAACAAATTAATACGGCTGTTAGTTGGTGCGACAACCATTTTAAGGTAATAGATGTTGATGATTTATATACTTACAAGCAATTAATTAAAGAGGCCCAGCAAATTAAAGCAGCTTGGAATTATGATTGTTTATTAATTGACCCTTATAATAGCCTAAGTAAAGATCCAACCTTACAAAAGTTAGTGGGTAATTCACACGACTATGATTACCAAGTTGCAAGTGAGTTTAGACTATTAGCTAAAAAAGAAAATATTACATTGTATCTTAATGCTCACGGTGTTACAAGTGCAATGAGGTCAATACATACCAATGGAGATTATCAAGGATTGCCAAAACCTTTAGGGATGGCAGATGTTGAAGGTGGAGGTAAATGGGGAAACCGTGCAGATGATACGCTTTGCATACATAGGTATACAAGCCACGCAACCGATTGGATGTATTCTAATATATCAATACTGAAGGTAAAAGAAAATGAAACTGGTGGCAGGCCTACTCCTTTTGCAGATCCAATACAATTAAAAATGAAAGTTAATAATGTAGGCTTTGAATATTTAGGGAAAGACTTATTGGCTAAAAAAGAAAATAAACTAAATAATATTCCCTTTTGATAATATTAATTTCTTTATTGTTTGTTGCTTTTGTTTTTATTATCGTAGGGCATTTTAAAGGTGCAGAAATAATACTTTCTCCAATTACCGGTATAATGTTTGGGTTTTTATACCACAAAGAAGAATACGAAAACGAAGACGAATATACCTTGCAATGTTTGCTTGGAGTAATAAGTGTAAATGTTATATGGAAAAATCAGCCCAATGGCTTAAAATAGTTGCCAAAGACCATAAAAAATGGATTAAGATAGTAAATGATTTAGGTGAGGATAGGTTTGCCGAAGATATTGTTCAAGAATCTTATATTGTATTATATAAATATACAGATGAAGAAAGCATTATTAAAAACGGTTCAGCTAATCCGGGATATATGTTTTATACTTTACGTTCTGTTCTGTTTCAATTTTACAATGCTAAAAAGAAATTTAAAATACAGCATATTGAAGATGATAAGTTTTGGCAGCAAATACCAGAAGACAATCAAATAGATACAGAGTTAGGGTATAATGACTTCTGTATATTGTTAGACAAAAAGGTTGACACTTTTAATTGGTATGATAAAAAACTGTGGAGGTTGTACAGCCAAACAGATATGAGTATTAGAAAAATAGCTTCTGAAACTAATATTAGTTGGGTTAGTATATTTAACAGCCTTAAAAATATTAAAAATGAATTAAGGCAAGAATTAAAAGAGGATTATGAAGACTGGAAGAACCAAGATTACGAACGTTTAAAATAGAAATTATGGAAGATTACAAGGGTGACAAAAGAAGTAAAGAGTACAAAGTATGGAAAAAAAACTTAGAGGCTGCAAACAATGGATTAGGAGACAAAGTAGAAAAGGTATTCAAAGCTACTGGTATAGACAAAGCAGCAAAATTTATATTCGGGGAAGATTGCGGTTGCGATGAAAGGAAAGATACACTAAACAAACTTTTTCCAAGTAAAAAAATAAACTGTTTAACTGAAGATGAATATAATTATTTAGCTGATTACTTTGAAAACCAAACAAATACAGTTACAACGGACAAACAACGTGAGTTAATTACTATATATAACCGTGTATTTAATGACCGTGCAAGTGCAACCAGCTGCGGATCTTGTTTTTTAAATGGTGTTCACGCTAAGTTAAAAAGTGTATTTAATGAGTACAACGATTGAAAGAAAAAGACTTATTTAATTATCTTATTAATTGCTGCTATCCTGATTTAGTAAAAGCTAAAAAGAAATTAAGTAGGTGGGATTGCTACAGCCCTGCATTAAGCCATAGGATAGAACTAAAGTGCAGGGGTAAGCATTACGATACATTGTTGATTGAAAAGAAAAAGTACGATGCAATGATTGTTAAGTGTAATGACAATTTAGATATTCCCCTTTATATAAATTCTACACCGCAAGGAGTGTATAAATTTAATTTGTATATTGTCAAACCAATTTGGGAAATACAATACCACAATAAGACAACACAATTTGCAAACACAAATAAGATTCCTAAAGAAGTTGCAATGTTAGATATTAAAGATGCAGAAATACTATAAACAATGAACAAGAAAATAAACAATATTAAAGAAGCTGAATACTATACTAATTTTAATTCAGTAGGTGAACACATAATTAAATCAAGAAGTCTAAAACCTAAAAACAAAGCATTAA